ATCGTGACACAGCCAGCGTGTTTCTGACACCAACCTATTCGGACAGATAACCATGGGCGCAGGCTATGCTTCAGGCAAGTTTGCGATTGCGCTGTGCGACCAGTGTGGCCAGCGGTTTAAGCTGTTGGCGCTGATTAAGGACTGGAAGGGGTTCAAGGTTTGTCAGGAGTGCTATGAGCCAAAGCATCCGCAGTTGGAGCCAAAGCGCAATATCACTGAGCCGCAGGCCCTGTACCAGCCCCGCCCAGAGGCTCGTCTATACGTTACAGTCTATGTGGGCTTGACTGCGGACTCTTCGTTTGCGAGCATTGGCATGCAGCCGATGCCGTATTCCAAGCAATTGGTAGCAGCCGGGGTGCTGTCTCCTGTAACCACGTCGATCACATGAACTACGCTGAACTCACTGCTGCAATTCAAGACTACACTCAGGATACGTTCACGTCAACGGAGCTTTCCATTTTCGTTAAGCAGGCTGAACAACGCATCTACAACATGGTGCAGTTGGCAAATTTGCGACGCAACCAGATCGGAACAATCACAGCAGGCAATAAATACTTATCTGCCCCAGATGATTTCTTGTCCACCTATTCTTTGGCGGTATACACCTACGCCACCCCAACTGCCACGGGCACATCAGCGGCATTAACAATCATCGTAAGCAGTGCATCGGATATTGTTGTGGGCCAGTATGTAACAGGTACGGGTATTGGCACAGGCGCACAAGTGGCTTTGATTAACGGTACGACCATCACACTGTCAGTGGCAAACAGCGGCGCTGTTTCAGGCACTATTGTCTTTCAAGGGAACTACCTGTACCTACTGGACAAGGATGTCAACTTTATTCGCGAGGTTTATCCCAACCCCAGCAGCAAGGCCGAGCCTAAGTATTACGCCATCTTTGGTCCACAATCTAGCAATGTAAACGAATTGTCTTTTATTTTAGGTCCCACACCAGACCAGACATACAAGGTGGAGCTGCACTATTACTATTATCCGGAATCGATTGTAGATGCTGGAACATCGTGGTTGGGAGACAACTTTGATTCTGTGCTTTTGTATGGCTCTTTGGTAGAGGCATATACTTTCATGAAGGGTGAGCAGGATTTAATGGCGCTCTATGACACCAAATACAAAGAAGCATTGGCGCTTCTGAAGAACTTGGGTGATGGCAAACAACGGGCGGACACTTATCGTGATGGTCAAGTCAAGGTCAAGGTGCAGTAATGATCACAGCAGGCCTTACAACCAGTTTCAAAAGGGAAGTCTTGTTGGGAATACATGACTTAGACACAGACGTTCTCAAGATTGCCTTGTACACATCAAGTGCTGATTTGGGACCAGATACGGCGATATATTCAACAACCAATGAAGTGTCTGGCACGGGCTATACGGCAGGGGGAGAAGTCTTGCTTAATGTCGTCGTCCAGCAAGGTAATGGCACGGGGTATGCCACCTTTGATGACCCCTCATGGCCGGGTGCAAACTTCACAACACGGGGTGCGTTGATATACAACTACACCAAGGGCAATAAATCAATTGGCGTGTTCAATTTTGGCACTGATCAGACGATGGCAAATCAGGGTTTCACCATACAATTGCCAGCGGATAATCCAGAAACCGCCGTCATTCGGATTATTTAAGGGGAACACATGCTAGTAACCACAACCAAAGGCGAAATGGATGATTCTCTGCTTGAAAAGCGGGAAGGTACAGTCGATAATGACAACGAACTCACCACATGGGTTGAGTACTGGTTGGACGGAGAGCTTGTCCACCGTTCCGCGCATGTAACTTTGAAAAAGCCACCCGTGTTTGCTGGTGGCGAGGCAGCTTCTTTTTAAGGAAATATCATGGCAAATACCCAATCAATGTGTACCTCGTTCATGGGCGAGTTACTGACAGCAACCCACAACTTTGGCACTGCGCCAACCCGTGGCACATCCGCAGCCGATACCTTCAAAGGCGCTTTGTACTTGGCATCAGCCACCATTGACGCATCAACCACAGCTTATACAGTATCTGGTGAAGTGTCCGGTGCTGGATACTCTGCTGGTGGCGTGACGGTGACTAATGCAAACCCACCCACTGCAACAAACGCATCTTCCACCGCTGGCGTGGCTTACTGGACACCTTCTGCCAGTTTGACATACACATCAGTGACGTTGACTACGGCGTTTGATGCGGTGTTGATCTACAACTCTTCACAGAGCAACAAAGCGGTGAGTGTCCACACGTTTGGTTCACAGACCATCACGGCTGGCACTTTCACTTTGACAATGCCTGCAAGCACCACAACCACAGCATTGTTGCGTTTGGCTACAACCTAAGCGGAGGCGGCGTAGGCCGTAAACCATGTTTGGTATATCCGCATACGCCCAGTCGCCGTACGCCGCTCTTGGTGAGGCCGCAAATGTCGTTGTAGCCCTGACGGGCGTAGCCGCGACTGGCAGTGTCGGGTCTGTAACAGAAGTAACCACGGTCGCCTTGACCGGCGTTGAAGCCGCAGGCAACGTAGGCACAGTCACTGAGACAAGCACGGTTGCGCTGACAGGTGTTTCAGCCGCAGGCAGTGTTGGAGCCGTTACACCAAACATCTCTGCCGCCCTGACGGGTGTATCTGCGGCTGGTAATGTTGGGTCTGTCACAACAGCAAGCACGGTTGCCCTGACCGGCGTTGAAGCCGCAGGCAACGTAGGCACAGTTGCATTCACTAAGTCGCAAGCAATAACTGGGGTTGAGGCAACAGGTAGCGTTGGGTCAGTTGTACAAAGTTTTTCTGTTGCCCTAACTGGGGTTCTCTGTTCACCTGATGTTGGCGGGGTTGACGAAACCAATCTGCCTGAGATACAAGAAGTTCATGCCAATGGTGAAGTTGGTACACCCACAGTAACGCTGACGATTGCCCTGTCTGGCGTAGAGGCTTCTGGTGCGGTTGGGTCTGTAACACAAACTCTAGAAGTTGCGTTGTCTGGCGTAGAGGCTTCCGGCTCTGTTGGAACGGTTGTTTACACGGAGCTTTTCCCAACCACTGGCGACGTCGCCATAGGTGAAGTTGGGTCTGTAAACGTAGCTGTATCTGTCGCCTTGTCTGGGGTTGAGGCTGTTGGATCAGTTGGCACAGTTGCTCGCGGTGAAACTCAGATCGCCATAAGCGGTGTTGAGGCTTCGGGTTCTGTTGGCACGGTTGCGGCTGTAAACACACAAGCTCTGACAGGCGTTGCCGCTTCTGGAGAAGTTGGGTCTGTCACACAAAGCAAATCAGTTGCCCTGACAGGTGTTCAAGCTTCTGGCGCGGTTGGCACAGTTGACTATGCTCAAGTTGCTGATTTAACAAGTGATTTGGCGATTGGCAGTGTTGGAACCGTAGAGCCTGCTGTATCTGTTGCATTGACAGGTGTTTTAGCATTAGGCGCGGTTGGCAGTGTTGAGTTTGTCCAAGTTGCAGAGATAACCGGCAATGCTGCGTCAGGCTCAGTCGGAACAGTTGGCCCACGAATCAGCGTGGCTCTGTCTGGGGTTCAAGCCGCAGGCGCGGTTGGGGATGTGATTGCTATCTACTGGAGATTGGTAGATGACAGCCAGACCGCAAACTGGCAAAATGTCAACAATTCCCAATCTGCTGGCTGGGCGCTGGTCAATAACGCAGAAACAGCCAACTGGACTTTGGTGGATAACTCAGAAACATCCAATTGGGCGCTGGTGGATGACACAGAGACATCCGACTGGGCTTTGGTTGAGACGGATTAAGGACACACATGGCTTTTGTACTTGCAGACCGAGTTAAAGAGACGACCACCACGACGGGTACGGGAACAGTGACTCTGCTCGGAGCATCGACTGGGTATCAATCCTTCTCTGCGATTGGCAACGCCAACACCACCTACTACACCATCGCTGGGCAAACAGGATCGGAGTGGGAAGTTGGGATCGGTACATACACATCGTCCGGTACAACACTCGCCAGAACCACAGTTATTTCATCCAGCAACGCAGGCTCACTGGTCAATTTCAGTGCCGGTACAAAAGATGTGTTTGTCACTTACCCAGCAAGTTTTACATCCAACGCCATAGGCGGAGGTGTTGGAGCAGTGATGCTTAACGCGGATACTGCAACTGCAAG